AGGTCGTATATTGTTTTTTGTGTTCCTACTGATCCTGACATAATTTATTTTTTTTTAATTTTTAAAAGTTGTTAATATGTTGCGTTCTAAGATTTTCAAATATATAAATTTGCTCTTCTTCGGAAATTTTTGCAAATTTTTCTTGATATTTTTCTATTTTTTCTCCTCTTTGTAAAAGTTCTCTTAGAGGGGCTTCTTGCTGGTTTGCTTTTGCGTAAGCTGAGGCGTTAAATTCTATTTTTTCGATAGTTTTTTCCTCAGTTTTTTTTGATAAAACTTGTGAAATTTTAATCAAAGAAAAAATATCTTGTTGCATAGCAACTAAATCTTTATTCTTTTCTTCGATTTTAAATTCGGCTACCAAAAATTCTGCTGCTTTTTTTAAATTTTCTTTACCTTCATTTTGAAGTGATATAATTCTACTCTGCAATTCTTCTATCTGCGTTTTTTTGGCAGAAATTTGTTCTTTTGCAACCGATAATTCGGCTTGCATTTTTTCTAATTCCATAATTTTTGATTTTATATTAAGTTCTTTTTTTGCTGCTATTTTTATTGATTCTATTTTATCCGCAGTATAATAGCTAACTGATTTATCAATTATTCCAAGTTGTTTTAATTCTTCATAATCCGTAAAATAATAGTCTTTTTTCGTGTCTATAATGTTTTTAAAAACTTCATAATCTACACCCGTAAGCTCGTTTAATTTTTTTGCGAATGAAATATTAGCAATTTCCGTAATAGCTTTTTGCTCGTCTTCGGAAATTTTTGATTGGTCAAAATTCGGAGCAATGCTAGCGGTGTGTATCATAACCCCAGCATTAGAGCCTAAATATCTATGTTTTTTTGATCCAGCAGCCGCAATTAATGAAGCGGCTGAATAGGCTCTTCCCGTTACAGTAGTTTCTACGATAACTTTTTTTGTTTTGATTTCTTCTAAGAAATCCAAGATAGCATAAGCCGCTTCAAGAGATCCTCCCAAACTATCAATCATTATTTCAACTACTTTTACATCAGTATTTTCTGTGAAAATCCGCTTTAAGTCAGCTAAAATAGTATCTTCACCTATATTTTTGTTTAAATAAAGCGTAAAAGATCCGTTTTTGTTATCAATATACATAATATCCGCAAATGTATGAAAAAAAAATAATATTTAATTATTTTTTAATTTTTTTTTACACAAAATATATTTTCCACAGAATTTATATCTCCAACTTCGCTTGGTATAGGTTTATTTATTTTTTCATGATTACTAAAAATCATAATAGAATACTTTTGCTCTCTTATAATTAATTCTGTGTGTGGCAATACCGGAGTTTCTCCTCTGAAAGTCAAAGATCCAAATGGGCTATCTTGCTGCATCATTCTTACCTCTAAATTGTCGCAAAAAATAAATATTTCCCTGTGTTTTTCAATGTTAAAATCTTTATTTTTAATACAAACAAAAAGAGAGAAATCAATCTGTTTCTCTAAAGAAAAATTGTCTTGGCTCGAGTTATAACTGATATATTCGCTGTTAAAATCTAAATTAAATAGCAATGCATTTTCGGAATGAAATATATCCGCATTTTCTTCCTCATTTTGATTGTTCCAAGTTCCAAAAAAATCAAAACCTATTTCTTCCGATATAGTCTGAATATATTCTAAAAGATCGTTACGCCAACCCATTTTTATCTTATATTACTTTTTAAAATTTTTTCAATTACGGTTTCAATTTTACGATCTAAAGCAGTTGATTTTCCTAAAAACTCCCTAGCTTCCATGTTATTTGTTCCAAAATTTATGTTATCTGAATAATCTAAATTCGAACTTATAACCACTTGGTCGGATGTTATTTTGTATGTTTTAACTGAATTTCTTAAAGATCCAGTTTTAACTAAAATTGCCCTTTCAGGATCTTTGTTGTTTTTTCTTTTAGCCCATTTTCCCGCATCGGTCTGTCCTCCTCCATTTCTAAAACCAGCTTTAAAATGCCTTACAGCTATTAACGCAATTTCTTTTGAAATATTTATTTTAGCCTGTTTTGTTTGTTTTTCCAATAATTTTGACAAATTATTAACCATCGTTACGCTTACCATATTATTATTATTGTATTAAAAAAGAAGAAAAATCTAAAACATCATCAAAGCAACTCTCTAAATCCATTGTAAAAGGAATTTGACTGATATTTTGCTTGCTGCCAAAATTAAAACTTTTTAAAATAACTTTATTTATCTTAGGGTTATTGTTTAACTCAGAATGCCTTATATTGATACCCTCCGCCACTTGATTGTACCCAAAGAATGCGTCCAGCTTATCCTTTGGGTAAAGCGTGTCTAACTCGCTTACTATCTTTCCCTGTATACGTATTTGGTATGGGCTTAAATTCCAAAATTCCTGAATTACCCCCAAATCTCTTACAGAGGTTCTTATTATTTCTTTTTCGTTAGAAAAATCTGTAATAAAAAAATGTAAAAAACTAAGTGTAGGCAATACTTTTGTACTTCCGTTGCTCATCCTGTAGCTACCGCCTACAAAATCAAAACGATCTAAAGCGATAGCTAGGGTCGGAAATACACCCTTAGGCAATAGTTCTTGATACGTGCCGTTAATACGTATTGTAGCAACCTCTGTTATCTCGCCTATTTTCATTTTAGATTAAAATTGGTTTTTTTAAAACTTTCTTTATATTCGGAGGGCATATTGAAGTACGAGTGCTTACCTCGCCCTTCTTCTTTGAATATCCAATCTGTTTTTGCCGGATTTCTCGCAAAGTCTGCATTTTTTTTGAAAAAATCTTTTATTTCTTTAGTTTTATTTTCAATTTCGTTTTTGGGCGAAACCTTAAAATCACTTTCAAACTTGCTAACACCAACTATACTACAGCGGCAATTGTAGCCATTTGGTGGGGTTATACTATCCCACAAAGGGTCGTTAATTGGCAAAATTAGTCCGTTAAGTGATTCGTGGTCATCACGTGTAAGTTCATCTCCAACTGCTATATACTGCAAGTATTCCGATCCTAACTCTCTATTTTCATTGAAGATTTTCGCTTGTTCAATGTTCGAAACTGCATTATTTCTTTCTGCTTCTAAATAGCTTACATTATAGGTTTCGAACGCTTCAAAGGCTAGCTCTTTGAATTTTTTAAATTCAGTTTTATTTCCGTTTTCATCGTAAATTAAAGAGGTCAAATATTGAGCCTCTTGAAATGTTTTTGCTCCGCTAAACCTTCCTATATTTTGGCTTTTTTTTTCTAAAATCTTTGTAGAAAAAAAACTTTTTTTTATAGAAACAATAGGGCTATTTAATTCTTCAAAATTATATTCGTAAATAAAATTAAAGTCTGATAAATCGTTTAATCTCATTCCTTTTTTGTAAGAATACAAAGTCGGCAAAAAATCTTTAAATTTATTTCTTGTTTTTTCGATCATTTTTTTCTATAAAAAGTCGCTTTAAAAGATACATCTGGGCAAACATAACTGTTACCGTGAAGATTGGTAATTTTAAATCTTCTTGCGAAACAAGAAAATTAAAAATAGTTGATATAATTGCTTCCATGTGCTTTTTATTTTATGTGCTAAGTTTAGAGAAAAAAAAAGAAAAGAAATTATAGCTGACAAAAAAATATAAGAAAATATTTTGGTGCTAGAGTAGTTAATTTTAATAAATTCCGCTAAAAAACCTAAAAAAATAGCAGGAATAAGAAGCATTATAGATGATAATGCCACTAAATTTGATTTTTTTATTTCTTCTGATTTTGCTCTTTCTAAAAGTAAATTTAAAACGAGAATCAAAAGGCTCGTGTGCAATAAAAAACGAGTTATAATCTCGTTTGGATAAATTGAATTTAAAGCATATGCAAAAATAACAATTAAAACTTGTAATATCATGCTTCCTCGTCCTCTTCTACTTCTTCTACTTCTTCTACTTCTTCTACTTCTTCTACTTCTAATTCTTTTGGACCACCACCGCAGCACTCTTCCAATTTACGTTCGTCAGCTAAAATTTGGTCTTCGTTTTTTTCTATCATTTTGTTTATTTTTTTTTTACAAATATATGTTTTTTTTTTTATAAAAAAAATTAAATATAATTTCTTGTTATTTCAACCCTTAGGCTACCTTTTCCTCTTAAAAATCCAATCATTTTTTTTAAAGCTGTTTTGCTGTCTTTTATGCCCAAAATATCCGCAGACATACCTATTAAAATACAACCCTTGGTATCTTTCGCTGTATTACCTGCGTGTATTAAAATTTCAGAAAACCATGGCACGTTTTGCACCCAAATACATTCTCCGAATTTTGGGCTTGTATGAAAAATAGCATCGTAACTTCCGCAAGGTATTGCGGTCATTCCGTCTATTTTACTTTTCCCACCATTTTGGTCTAAAAATCTATCTTTCGGTTCAAGGGTGAAAAAGGTCTCTAAAAAACCCTCTAATTCCATCACGCCAAAACATCCGTGTGCCTCATTTCTTTTTCTTACTATCTTTATTTTCATCTTTTAAATTATTTTCTTGACTTGCTTTATTTTCTTGCCCTAAAACCAAACCCTCACTTTTTTTTGCGTTTATTGTATTTTTTGTTTCGACAGAACTAGAATAAGTCGGTCTATTTGTTATAACCAATATTACGCTATCCGAAGTTCTTTTAATATCCACTTTTTCTTGCTGCAATGTTTTAAAAGTAAAAAAATGCTGATAAGAAATAAAGCAAAAAGAAGAAATTAACGCCGTGGCTAAAACTGTTATAATGTAAGATTTCATTTTTTTAATATATCCTTGTTAAATTTATTAAAACTAAGTCTGTGCCACTGCTACCAGTTAATCTAAGTTTAACCTCGTACAACTCACTATTTGACACAAATATCTCATAATCTAAAAATTCTGCTGATCCATCTAATCCTCCATTTGCATAAGTATCAAAAGTTGTAGTTAAAACAACGTTTGGAGAAAAAGCATTGGTTGTAAGTCCACCGTTAAATATTTGCCTTGCCGTTATCAGCTGACAAGTCAAAGTACCACTAACACAAGCTATATCAAGGTTTCCTCCTGTTCCATTTGCATTGTACCTAACTTTAATATTGCTAACCGTTGTAACACTATTGGCAATAGCCGAGGCTAAAGGTGCCGACGTGGTTTGGTACAATTGACTTACAGAATTTACAGTTGTATTGGCTGCCCACCCCTGTATTGGTATCTCAACTTGAAAGGTTATAATTTGACCGTTGGCAAACAATGTAGTGCCTGTTAATGGATTTAATGAATTGGGTTGAGTTCCTGCGTTTCCCCCTTCATAATTTATATAAATCACTGAATCACCAGCTTTTGCAATGGAACTATACCCCCTACCGCTAGTAGTTGTGTCCCCGCCCCAAACTGCTGTACCTACCGTTGCGTAGTTGGTCGAAAAAATACTTGAAATAGTCAAGCCAGTGGGCAAGGAAAAAGAAGCTAAAGCGTTGTTGGTAACTCCCACGTTCATATACCCCAGTATAATCGCTACAGGGCCTCTTCTTGCCCAAGAAAATTTAACATTTGTCGGCGTGCCATAACCGGTGAAAGTTGGCGTGTAAGTAACTAAGTCGGTTAAGTTTGGAATAGACAAAGTTGTTGCTCCTGAACTGCCTGAACCTCCGCTATTAATCATCCATCCATTTGTGGTGTTATAAATTAATGTCGCAATTTTATTTGGCTCTAAGTTCGTGCCGTAAAGATTAAAGCTAGCTGTACCAGTATTGCATACATAAACTAATTTTTGATTAGTGGTAACACTGGGATTTGGTAAAGTAACCGTCTGCCCTGCCGTTGTTTGTGCAATGTTAAAAGCCTCAAATATATCCACGGTTGCAGTTGCTAAACCTATCACACCACCAGTTGGCAAGTTAGTAATTGTTAAAGCGTTGGGTATTTTAGCGGACAACAAAGAACCGTCTATATTTGATCCTACAACATTTATATTGTTTATACCGACATAAGCCACCCCACCACCCACGCCTGCCGAAGCATCTCCGTAAGGTGTTGCGGTTGTAAATATTGCTTGTCCAGTATTGTTTAATGTTGTTGCATTTCGCACAACGCTAATAAATCCAATCAAAAGAGCGTTGCCAATAGAATTAATTGGGTTGGCAACGAAACTTTCGTTTGGTATTGCTGCTGTTGCTGTTGCTAAGCTAGTATAAACCTGCTGTCCGTATTGGATAACAATACCGCCGTTGGCTTGAATATAAACTCTATGATTTATCGCTGTACCGTTAGCACCACCATTGGCAGTTATAACCCCGTTGCTGTCAAAATTAGATGCATTAGGCAATGAATTTACAATTGCGTCAATTATAGAAGTTTGAGTCGCCATTCTAAAATTAAAACCAGTTTGATTTGGCACAATTAAACTGTTAGGCGAATTGATGTTCGAAGAATAGCCAACCCCTGTTCCTACTATTTCTCCTCCAATTAAATTTAGAAGCATATTAGCACCATTTGCAACAACTCTTATTCTTCCGACATTTCTATAAGCTGCACCGATATAATCCTGCATCTGCTTACTAGGATTGTACTGTATTGCCTTGTCGTTGATTACATCTAAAATTGAATTTTTTGCATTATTTAAATTCAATCTGCCTAAATAAATGTTTGTTCTTCTTTGAGCCGCCGTTGGTTTAGTACTAAGCACTACAACTGCTCCTGCTGAATTGATTAAAATATAATTAACAGAGACGCCAGTAATTATCGCATTGTTTGGTGTAAATGGTATGTTTACGGAGGTAATGCTTGGCGTCCCCTCGATTGTTTCATTGTTAATAATTAAACCGCTGCCTGCGGTAACTGAAAAAGTAGATCCTGAAGAAATTAATTGAGCTCCTGAAATTACGCCTGTAGAAATTGACGACTTTACAAAATTAGCCAAATCAAATGTTTCTTTTTCGCCGATTGAATCATCGACAAAAACGCTTGACGAATTTATTATTTTGGGCGTTTTTTTTGAAGCAACTACCCAAGAATTGTTTTCATTTTTAATAAAAGTTTTTAAAGGAGTACCTCCTTGCATAGTTGGGGGTACGGTAGTGTATTTTAGTAACAATTGCCAAACAGTGCCAGTGTATTGGCATAAGTCGTTTAAACTTACGCCAACTGGCAAACCATCTATTGGGGCCACTGTAAATATATATCTACCTGCCGCTAAACTTGCTTTATTTACCGCCGTAAAAAATACCTCGGTTAAATTATTATCTGTTATTTTCATAGATGGTTTTTTTTATTAATAAGTCGAAAGTCGCACTGAAAAAATACCCGCAGTTGCTCCAGTTGGTGCTGTAATTGTTATAAGCGGAATTGTGTTTTCTGAAAAAGGTGTTTTTCGAATTTCTTTCGTCCAATATCCATTTGCCGCAAAACTTTGCAGATTAAACCCTGCAGAAGTTTGAATATCTGAATTAGCCATAATTGAAGACGGTGCGGCTGCCGTTCCTACACTAATTGAACCAGTGCCTACCGTTCCGTTCGGTGTTTCTAAAAAGAAAATTTCAATTTTGCTTGGTCTTGCACCGATTGGAAAAACCAAAGGGAATTGGTAAGTCCCACTAACCGAAATTGGCACGTCTACGCTCGAAACTATTACGGCGTTTGAAAGAAGTAAATTTCCTTCCACCCAAACATCGAAACCTGACGAACCGCCGTCGTATTTATAAATATACCCACCAAATAGCGTGTATGCCGGTGTACTTGGGTATTGAATTGTGGATGTCGTTGTAATCGTTTCGTCTTGCTTGATTACAATTTCAGTGAAAACAGCGGTTAAAATAGTGCCTGCCGTTACGCAACGATAAATTTTAAAAGGTGTCATTGCTACTCCGTTCACTGTTACAGCGTCAAACGCCATAACTCCATAGCCCACGGTAAAATCTGTTTCGCCATTAATTGTTGCCGCTACTCCTGAGCCTGAATCATAAATACCGTCCTTAATTTCGTACGATACGGTTGTGGGGCTGTTCGCAACAATTGCAGCATCAACCTGTTCCTTGGTAAGAAGAGAGTTTTGGGTTGGCGTTGGATTTTTTACGCCAACTGTTGTTGAAAGGTCGATTTTTACATTGTTTAAAAATTCCATTTTATATTTGTTTTATTTGGTTACTATTTGAAAGTTAATTAATTCGTTTGTGTTATTTTTTAACAAAATTTGCAGTTTGTTTTGCGAATTTACACAATTTTGAGGGAAAAACAAAAGCGGTTGGCTTTGAGAATCGTCAATAAAATAAGTTAGCAAAGAAATAAAACCATTTATTTCGTTATATTCCTGCTTGTAAAAAACAGTAGCCGTATTGGTTAAATTTGAGCTTGTTATTTTTGCTGACAATTCATAAATCGACTTGTTCGGGTAAATATCGCAAATGTTAAAAGCCTGCTCCATGTTTGCTTCTATAATCGCTGTAAATTCTTGACCATTCGCACCGCCGCTAGTAGTTAAAAAAAAAATATTTTCTTGCAAATATTTCTCTAGCTCTTCGAAATTTTCAAAATCCGTTTTATTTTTTATAATTCCATTTTCATCCTCTATACTTTCAAAAATTGAAAAATCAATCTCCAAATCTGTGCCAAAAAAGGCTATTTTATTATTTTGAAAATTTATTTGAATTACAGATAAATCCAAGGTTTGTGTAGGTCGTCCGTTATTATTTTGAAATAATAATTTGTTTCCTTTTTTTATTAATTTCATATTATAAATAAATTTTTAAGATAAATTCCATCGGTTTTTTGATATATTAATTTGTTTTTTCCAATTATTCTAGGAAAAAATCCACTGCATATTTTTTTAACGAAAGGAAAACTGTATGAGTATTTAAGGTTTATCAAAGAAATTATATTTTCTTTGGACACAAAAATAAAAAAATCTTCATAAAAACAAAAACCAGATGTCGTATCAATCCCTGCCGTAAGAGGAAAAGTAACTGATGATTGTGGTGTCTGAGCGTCTGTTCTCATAACATTTACGTTGTTAAAATCACTTCGGTTTGAAAAAGAAAGAGTTGATGTCTGCATGTACTGCAATCCTACGGATTCGTTGATTAATAAATTTTGGCTAATTACCGAGAAATCTGCTGGATTTGTAGATATTATCTGTTTTTTTATCAAAGAAGAACTTCCGATGAAAACCAAATTCTCGCTGTCTATCATTACTGGATTTGACCCAACAACGTTCGTAAAAAAAACACCATCATCTATAGTGTTTTTGTCTTTTCTTTTTAAAATTCCTGTAGAAAAATCTTTGAAAAATAGGTAATTACCTATTATTCTTGGAAGTTGTCCACCAACATCCGTTGTAGGCGTTCCAGCTCCTATTTCGTTATATCTTTTTTTATAAATCCTATAAGAATCGTTTGGGTTGGTGTAATAAAATGTCCCATCCGTGTCTATGTCAAAGGATGAAAATGTTTCAAATGAAAATACTAAATCAACAATTTTAGTCCCTTCCGTTGTGTCTTCACAGATGGTTTTTTTTAACGCATTTTTAGTTAAATTTGTACTTGCAGGCTTCAAAGAATCTTCAAAGTAATCTAATTCAGATAGAACTGTATTTTCGGGTAAAATTAAGTCTGTTGCGCTTAAAAGTTCAGTTGTTATACACTCATTTACGAGAACAGTGCTTTTTAAATACAAATCAAGCTCCATCCAATCGTCTGCATTTAAACTTGGATTTATTGCATTATTAGCAGAATTTGTTATTTTAACATATCTTTTATCGTCAAACCATACTATCGATTTTATTTTATAAGCAGGCACAAAAGAAACGGAAAGCCAGTAGCCATCAACGGTTACGTCGTTGTGAATGGCGGTCTGCACTTCAGTTGAATTAATTAAATAAGCCTGACTTGGTGTAGCTATAGGTGTGCTCATATTTTTTTATGTATAATCAATTTTTTTTAAAATCGCTAAGCTATAATTGGATTTAGTTGCTAAAACAAAAATATTTATTCCGTCGCTAAAAGCCAAAGTGTAAGCGGTTACTACATTAACGCTTGTATTATTTCCGATCGGCAAAGGTATTAATTTTCCGACTAATTTGCTAATAAATTGCAAGTCGGTCGGTAAATTCGGGTTGTTTAATTCGGTTGGGGGAATGAAAATATTCACGTAAGCAGCCTCTAAACTAGGGTTTGCATTTTCGTCTACAAAACCAATAACTTCTATATTCCTGCCTAATGGGTCGTATAGATCGTTTAAAAAAGCCTCTAAGCAGGGCTTGGTTGGGGCTGGCAAGTTTAAATTCAATGCTCTTGTTAATTGGTCTCTGTAAATATTTACATTGTTTAACAAATCTCCGATCAGTAAAGCAAAATTGTACCAGATAGACTTTTGTTTAAGCCATTTTGGTAGCTTTTCGGTCGCTTTTGTTAAGTAATCAAAAAAAATCATGGTCTTGCGTTAAAATATGTTATATTTAAAATTACTTCTTTTATAAAACCGCCGTAAGGATTGTATTGCTGACCCGTTGCTGCTAAAATATTTGTTTGTTGAGACAGATCGTTGGATTTCCCTTCTGCACCAGTAAATTGAATGTTACCAACGCTTAAGCCGATGCCTAGCACAGACTGAACCAACTTTGACAATGCTAAAGGTGATCCAAAATTAACACTTTTAGCTTCTTTTTGTAAAATTTCTTCAACGATCTTATTCCCACCAACAATTAACGCTCCATTATTGGCTGGAACGGAAGAATCAACGATAAAAACCTCTGCATCAACATAAACATTTGCGGATAAAGTTAGTTTATCGCCTTCTAAGCTTTGCAAGCGATTAAAAGGAATACCTGCCGTTGAATTTCCGATTATGAAATTAACGATCGGGGCGTTATCTTTGGTATAGTCGATTAAAGCGTTCATTTCTTGGGCACTAAGCGGGGTAGGTATTCCACCATTAGATTTGGCTACTTTTACAAATATAGCAAGTCCATTCGTGGTGATTTCAACGAATTTTATTATTTTTTTTGCTTCGTCCAAAGATTCGTAGCCTAATTGATACCAATTATCTACAATTGTTTGATCTCCGTATTGGAAGTCCAAAAAAAGCTGTATATATCCATCTACCCCCATAGGTCTCTGCTTTAGTATTGCTTTTTGTGCGTCAGCTATCATTTTTTCCATTATTGCAAATGACCAAGACAGAAGGGTGCAAAATAACCCTATAAGCACATTATGAGCAGCGGCAGGGCTTGTGTTTGTTAAATTTTCACGCAAAACGTCATTAGACTGTATATACTCCTGAGCCTGCTGGTACAATTCTTCTTTATTTTTCATTTCCCATATAATTTGGTTCAATATATTCTAGCTTTTTCTCAACTTCTAAACCTGTTAAATCCTCTATATCTTCATTCGATATATCGTAGCCAGCTTGTGTAAGTACCTTGATTTTCTCTAGGCTAATCTGAATTGTATCTTTAGTGTCTTTATAAATTTTAACGTTTTTATTCGATAAATCCAAACCACAATATGTTAAAACATTCTTAAATTCAATGTCATCCAGCATGGCTTCGAACATACATTCGTAATTTCTTAGCCTTAAATCTGTGGCGGTCATCTGTGCGTCTGACTGCCTATAGTTAGTTGTTTCTGTCAATTTACTGCCCAATATAACCTCGCAAACCTCTTGCTCGGCATCCCTCTTTACCTCGTTGGTGAATCTTATGCCATCACTAGGCACCGAGTGCATCTCCATGACCGTCTCTGGAGTCCCTAAATAATATTTTGAGGTCTTAAAATCTTCGATTGCGTCGATTATCTCTTGCTTTCGGCTTACATCTTTAACCTCGCTTTCTTCGTTCAATCCGTACTCCTTTACAAGGACATACGGGTAAATACCATCCTTTGCAAATTGAGTGGTAGATGCGTTTGCGTTATCTATCAAGGCAAGAGTATTAAAGCATTTGCTAAGTATGCCTTTGAAGTCGAAAAACAAGAAAAAAAAACTTTTTTCATCATTTTTCGGATTATTAAAATCAACAACAGTTGCAAAATCATTCCCAACCATTTTTTGAATGGTTTTGTTTGTTGGATTTATTAAAATTTGCGGGGTTTTTGTTAAAAAGTCAAATTTCTTTTTTTCTGCTTTATATGAACCAACTTGAATAGATCCAAAGCCGTAAAAATATGAGTCAATAAAAAAATCAACTATTTTTGTCTTAAAATCAATGCTGTTTAAAACATTTTCGGCTTCTTCGTCTTCATTTTCATCGTCAATCATTACTTTAATATGTGTACTGATTAAATGTGCAGCTATTGTCTTTTTTAATCGCTCTACTACTGGAATGAAATCAACGCATTTTTTGTAAATATTATAATAAAAACGATAATCAGCACTACTTTCAACGTATTGAATTGCAAATAAAACGTCTTCTCTAGTAAAAAGGAAATAATTAGCCGCTGCGTTATTATTTTTATAGTATATTAATGATGAGTTTGTTACATTTTTAACTGGTAACTTATCCGTATCGGCTTGCTTATACGGCGAAAACCAGTTTTTTATCTTTTCAAGCATTTTTTCAATATTTAGGTGTGTCAAAAAAACCGTTCACTCTCTTTGTGTTTCTATCGCCAGTAGTATAAGCCGCCGTCTTCGGAATCTCTGGCATGGGCAACTTGCCTTTGTACATTTTTTCTATCTCGGTTTTAATGTCATTTAGCTGTTCTTTTAAAAATGTATTACCGTTGTTTGCTGTTTTTCGCATCATTATCTTTGTTCCAACAATCCTAGCCAAATAAGGCATCAACAAAGGGTTTCTATCGTTTTCTGTTTTTTCAAGTTCTGTAGAAATATCCAAAAAAGGCGTTAAAGTCTTTGTCGCCCAGCTTTCAGTCTCTTTTGAGAATAAAGAGATTATTCTTTCTCTTTCTAATAAATTAATTCCGTTAAAGCTATCATCTATATATTTTTGCGTGAATTGATCGCAAAGATCATCGTACGTAATGTATGCCATAATATTTTTGACAAATTTACAAAAAAAAATCAATACCGCACCTTAACGTTTCTTTTTACATCTTTTAATGAAACAAAACTGTAGCGTTGCATCCAGTTTATCATCTCGTCTTTAAGATAAGAGCAGATCGCGTATCGAAAAATATCAGAGAAATGCCCCTCCCTTTCATAAATCAAGCCATCTTTAGTTTTTGCTTTCTTCTTTGTCATTCCTCCCTCTTTGTCGCTTTGAACAGTTAAATAGTCTATAATAGCAGGGGTACAGTGTATTTCGTCTATCAATATTTCCCAGTCTTTCCATCCATTTAGTAGATCATTGACGAAAGAACAAGATCGTGCAACTGGTGGATTAGATCGCAAGAACCGATCAAAAATATCAAAATCGCTTTTTTTCATTTCTTGTAAAAAAATGTCGGCGAACGACCTTGAGTTTTCATCTACCGCATTACCGCTCTTCGTACTTACATCTCCTACGACCAGCACGCTTGTATTCATCTTATCATTTTCTTCCTGTAAATCACGTAAATATTCCAGCGATAAAACAGCTGCCTTTCTAGCATTGTTATTTGGCGACACACAAGGTAAGGATTTTATTTGCGTTATTTTTTTATTTTTTTTATCAATTTGGAAAAAAGAAACTGCTATATAAGGAAGTTTGTTTTCGTCTATCGACACTATAATTGGCAAATCAGGATTATGCGGAGCGTAACCTACATGTTTTGATTGTTCGAAATTATAAAAAAATGCGTCTTGTATTTTGTTAACGTAATCCCAATTTCCCTCTACTTTTTCTTCGTATTCGGCTTTTGATAATGAATTTCTTAACTGCTCTTTGTATAATTCTTTATCTTCTATCCCTATATTATCATCAATTTTAGCAGGTATGTAAGAATACTTTATATCTAATAACCCATCACGCCATTTGTCATAAAATCTAGTCTTTACCCAACCTCTTTGAGGATTAGAAGTGCCAACCGCAAAATTAGGCGGAGATCCGATTTTACCAGTAACAGGATTCATTCCATTACCAGCTTGCTTCCAGCTGCCTACACGGCTCATAAGATGGTCAAACTCATGTTCTTGTATATCCATCTCATCAAAAGCTATGCCGTTCGTTTCAATGTTTAAGTGCGTAACATTTCCGCCTTTAGCCTCTGTATTTGTGGCAAATAGCTTTATAATTGAGCCGTTTTTAAAGTAAAACGTTTTTGTCTGTCCGTTCCAATCAGCTACCTTTTGCAAAAAGTCTAGCCCTACCATCATCTCTATAACTGTATCACGCAGTACACTCATATGCCTACGTACTATTGTCCATCGGCTTTTTGGATACAACAAAGCTAACGTAATAAATAAAAAAACAATATTATAAGTCTTTCCGCCACGTATAGCTCCGCCGTACAATACAAAAAAATAATTACCACTCAGCAAAGTTTGATTGCAGAGTAATTGTTTAGCAGATTCTTTATATATTAATTTCAACTATTATTTTTCTTCTATTTCAATTTTACTCCCCCCTATTTCGATTATGGAAACACTAATCTTATCACCTTGACTTGTAATATCTGTATAATTCGTAGGTTTACCCATAGTTCTATCCAGCATTTTTTCGATCACGTCAAAGCCTTTTCCAGAAAGTATCGCTTTACCGACCACCCTTATCATTGATGGCTGTTTTTCGTCCATTACCATATCCTTAAGCTCTGTTAAACCAATGTTAATTAACCTAAGGTAACAACTTTTTATATCATTGGGCGTTGCTTCTTTTACGCCATTTTCTTCTAGCTCTTTATTTACGGAGTTGATTGTTTTGCGGTTAGCTCCTGTTCTGTTTATGTTTTGCTTATTTTTTGAGAACCCGTTCGAGTTCCATTTATCACCGAAATTGTTTGTCATTTTTTTAACTTGCTTTTAATTTGCTGTCTAAAATTAACCGATATTTATTTTTTTTTAATCCTGTCGTATGCCATTGCGTTTTATTTCTATTGTTGGATCTAGCTTTTTCATTCTGTCAATGATTACTTGGCAATATTTCGGGTCTAATTCCATTCCGTAACATTTGCGTTTTAATTGGTGGGATGCTACCATTGTTGAACCGCTACCTAAAAACACATCTAAAACTAAACCGTTTTCGGGACAACTTGATTTTATTGCACGTTCGCATAATGGTATAGGTTTTGGCGTTGCGTGTCCGCCTTCGCTTCCATTTCTTAAATGCCTTTCAAACTTCCAAACATTATTAAAGTTATCGTGTACATTATTAAAGTATGCCCTTGTAGAATAATATTCTTTTTTTAATTCTTCGTATTCTTTTTTTAATTCTTCGTATTCTTTTTTAAATGCTTCTATATTATTTTCAATGCAATAATTTTGTATTTTTTTATACGCTTCTTTTGTTGGAAATTCCCATTGACTTTTAGCCCAATAATGTGATACTCTTGTACTATCTATTTTTGATAATTCTTCTACTGATAATTTACTTTTTTTACGTTCATCTTCAAAATACAATCTTAATTTTTCAAATACTATATTATATTTTTGCTCATTTCTTTCAAATTCAAATGATTGAACACCAATCATAACAAATAAACACTTTTCGTCTGCTATTGCATAGCTTCTTGTGTTCTCTGAATTTTGACCTTGTCCGTGTCCTTTATCCCAAGTAATTAAGTTTCTAAATGTTGCCTTTTGTTCTGCTATATATGGTTTTAATATTTCGCTGTAAATATCCATTAACGGCTCATCTATTCCCCAACAATAAAAACTCCCACTTTCTTTTAAGTGTGTAAATTGTAAAGCAATCCATTCACGATTAAAATCTAATAAATCTGCATAGTTTAGATTATCATTTAGAACTCCTTCATTTTCTTTTTTCATTCCGTATGGCGGGTCATTGTGCGCCATATCCGCTTTTTGTCCATTCATTAGCTTTGCTACTGCATCGCTATCAGTTGAATCGCCACAAAGCAAACGATGTTCGCCTATTTCGAATAAATCCCCTAATACAATATCGGTTGTTATTTCGTTTGGTATTTCGTAATCGTCTTCTTCGGCTTCTAATACTTCAGCTTCAAAGTTTGGTATCTCTAAACCCCAACCCTCTAACTCGGTAAGATCCCAATCCAATTTTAAAAGTTCAAAATCATGCTCGCCAAATCCTACATTATCCTTGATAACATAAGCCTTTAATTTTTCTACAGGGGTATCTTCAGGAAGAATTTTGCAAGGAATTTCTTTAAATCCTAATTCTTTACACGCTCTAAACCGCATATTTCCTGCAATAATTATAAGCGTGCCTTTATATTTATAAACAATTACTTCCCTTAACTCTAACATTTCAGGGTCGTCTTGAATCGATTTTAACAGTTTCTTGTAGCGTTCTTCTTTTATAAATCGAGGATTTTTAGGCAAACCCTCGACTTGCCCAGTGTTTGGGCTTAAATCGCTAATTTTTACGCTTTGTATCTCCATTTTTCACAAATTTATAAAAAATATTAGAAAAACAATGAAATTTCCTCAAAACAAGTGCAAACATGCACGGCAAAACCTTGACTTCTTAATTTTTCATGTCTGAATTTCTGTAGTTCAGAAGTTACGCCCTTGTCTGTTTTGACCTCAATAAATACTGTTTTTCCGCACTTTAAAGCCATTAAATCAGGGATGCCGTTCATTGTTGTTTTAATCAATTTTACAACAAGCCAATTCCTTTTTTCAAGTTCTAAAATTATTTTTCTTTGTACTTCGGATTCTTTCATTTATTTAAAAGCTCACGGTTTTCATAAATATTTCCAATGAAATACTTTTTCCTTGTGAAAATCCAGATTTAAAAAGTTTAATCATATATTTTCAATTTGTATTCTAACTTCCTTCCACCAATTAATATGGTCAATATCATAGCTTCCTTCCGCAACGTCTAAAATTTCATCAACCGCGATTAAAGCACACATTTTAGCTTTTTTTTCAGCAATAATTGAATACCTTCCGTAAAACATAGGTCGGTATTTATCTACTAATCTTTTAGCTTCTTCTTTCGATTGTTTTTTTTGTTCTTCTGTCATTTTTTCCATTTTTTAAAAATTGATAAAGTAAAGTCTTTTTTACCCGATACTGTGTTATAAATTTCTTGTTCAATTCCACCTTTTGCGAAAATCCAGTAAATTTTATTTTCCTTGCGTTCCATGGTTGTGAGCCTATCTCGGCTCTGCCAATAACTTACCGCTGAAAAGTCAATGTTATAATAAACAATCGCATCAGCTTTGGAAAGGTTAATTCCCTCACGCCCTGATACTATTTGTAAGGCAATAGATTTGTTTGTATCGTTAAATTCGGACAATTCAGTTGTCAAGGATTCTTGGAATGCTGATTTTAAAGCATCTAGTTCAGCCTTAAACTTGTAAAATACAACTATCTTTTGGTAAGCAAATCTAACATAAATAAACACCGCTTTTGAGTTGTCAAATACTAAAGAATTGCCGCTCTCAAATTTTACTGTACCAGAATACATCTGATGCGTTTTCTGCATTAATTTTACAGCTGTATCCGCAAGTATAACCTCATCTTTACCCTCAATTACTAGGTCTCGCTTTAATCGTTCTATAACGGCGTATGTTTCTTTATTCATTTCAACTTCCAAGATTTCTTCGTCAATTGTAGTGGTGAAACCAGCCTCTTTTTGCGTGTAAGTAATAAAATATGGCTCAATTATTTTAAATATTTTATCGTGATCAGCCCTAGAGTAGTCGTTTATCGTGCCGTGCGGTAGCTTCCTTTGTCGAATGTCCACAAAATCCTTAGCCCACTTATAAAATGTAGGGTAATTGCTAAATGGTGCGTATTTTGTTAAATTTAATTGATGGTAGAATTGCGAGTAGCTCTCAGGGCTTGGCGTGCCACTTAGGCATATCAATGGCTTGCCGTAAAATTTCGTTTTAAAAACATCCTGACCTTTAGATGGCTTAGGATAAGATCCATATTTATGGTGTTCATCACTTATGATGAGGTCGTAATCGTTCAAGGCTTTGTGTAAGGATTCTGCATTGGTAATTTTTATTTCAAAATGTTCTTTAAATCCGAAAGCCTCATAATCACCTTTAACCGAACTAAAAGCCCGGATTTTTGTAACAAACAAAACTTTTTTTGCCCCAAATAAACGAGCAGCCTCCAACGCCATAAGTGTTTTTCCGCATCGGACTTCGGCTGAAATATAAACGAATTTATATTTTTCCAATTTTTCAAAGGCTAATTTGCCAATTTTAATTTGATACTCCCTCATTTCCATTGTTCATTTTCTTTAAATAATCGTAAATAGTTACTCGTGATACGCCCAGTAATTCTGCTGCTTTTGTTTTGTTGAAATCAGGATTTTCTTCAAATAATGCTTTGATTTTGTCGCCTATTTTATCAACTTTCTTAGTTGAGTTTATCATATCTTTTGTTTCCGAAATTTCTATTTTCATTTTTTTAGCTTGTGCCACAAAATAATTACTCAATTTTTCGGCTTTCAACATGCTTTCTTTGCTAATTAGTAAAGCGTCGGGTGTTTCGCTAAAATTATACTCAAACAAATTAATCAGCAACGCAAAGCGTGGAATGTATGAACGCTGCTTTGGGTACATGCTTTTTAAATACTCATTTTCGTTCATATCATTCTGTTTTTCGACGTTTTTGTTGTAAATTCTTTCAAATTCATTTTCTGCATCTTTGGAAAAACGACAAATTTTAGGAATTATTTCTCCGTTCTGACCTCGAACGATTAGTTTTTGTATAATTTCATAAAAACAAACTATTTCATTTGAATAATCCTGAATGATTTTTTCGTCCATTTGTTTCCTGTTGAAATTTTCCGCCTTTACGTCTGGAAAAGACAGAAGCATTCGATCCATAAATCCATTTTCTTTATTTTCTTCGGTGTAAAGCGACGAAAAAATACTAGGCTGTACGCCGCCTAAAACAGGCATAGAAGCCCTTTCGACAAAAGAAGATTTAGCCGTCTTTCTGTTCAAATATATTTCTCCACCGCTCCAAGAGCTGAGCCAATTTTCAGTGTCCGAGCCCGAACGATATTTATTCATATCCCTAAACCAACCTGCAATCTCGTCCTTAAAGATACCAACCGAATTGTCAGATTCTTGATGCAACTCGATTAAAGCCTCTAATGTGATATCATTGGCTATAAATTGTCCGTTTTTTGGTTTTTTTTCATCTGGAACCTGTTCTTTTTCTTTCTTGTCCAGTGCCATATATTTGGCGTATTTTTCTGATTCATGCGAATATTTTTTAATTTCTTTTGAATTGATATTTTTTAGCGGAAAAATAACATTATAAATACTCGGAGTCTTTCCCACGCCTGCCTTTCCAATTAAAGCCAGCCAAACCACAGACGGCTCAATATGTCCAACTGACACTTGGACAGCGAAGCAATTACCTACACAAACCGAAATAAGCCATAGTAACGAGCACCCCATATAGTCCACGTTTAAAGAAAGTTTATCTTTACTTTCATATATATAATTTTGAATAAAAGGGTGGAAAATTTCTATAGGAAATTCAACGTCTTTAATTTTTTTTATTGGCTTTATTTCATTTAAAACCTCTTTTTTTTGCCGCCTACGGCTTCCAAAGCCCTGATCGTAAAGGTCGTTAATAGCCGCTTTTATGTCCTGCTTGTGATATTTACAAGCGTATGCAAAAAATGGAGTAATTAACTTCTCGTGGGGGTAAATCGTGCCCGTCGAAAATAAATAAACCGCATTTTTATTTTTAAAAATAGAACCACTTTGAGCATTTTTTGAGCCGTTTCTTTTTATTAAAATGAAAAATTCTTTATTGCCTCGTGGAATTATAGTAAAATCATCCTGTATTATAGTCCAAATATCTGTTTTTTGGTTAAAATCGTCCCAAGGGGTTATTTCTCCATCCTGATATATTTTAACGTCTGTTTTTGGAGTTATTTTTGTTAATTCAACTCTTGAATCATAGGATTTTGATATATTCCAAATTGTATCTCTGTCCTGATCTGATATATATTCGACAGAAAAATAACCGTTTTTTGAAACCCTTTTATCAGGGTAAACAAAAATATAACCACCAATCCCTCTTGTCTCAATTACGGCTTCAACATGACCGTTGAGAACTGCTATTTTTTCATTACCACGTACTCTTTTTGACTTGTAAAGCAAATGATAACCGCCGGACTTGGTCTGGTAAATTACTATTTTATCGTCGAAATTTAGGATATTTTCTTTAATTGTAGATAGATATTCGTTCCAAAAATCATCTTTTTCTATTTGTGTAGAAAAAACTTTTGTGTCAATATCAATTACTTCTAAATCTTCAAATCCAGTTACAATCCCTACACCTTGAGTTGGTGCAATTTCTGAACCATCTGAGCGAAAAATACCACCTTTATAATTTAAATTCTTTAAAAAAGAATCATTTGGTAATTTTTCAGACTGTTGCTTTTTCCAAGGGAAATTTGGTACTTTATTTTCCCCGATTGTAATTATCGAAAAAAACTCAAGAAATTTTAAATATCTTTTTTCATCCATAAAAAAAAGCCCCAAGATAAAAAAATTAGCGTTTTTTATCCTAGAGCCAAATTAAAAGGTTACACCTCTTATTTTTTCACAATCGCGCTAATCAATTGTTTTGTAATAGTGCAAATTTAATACTTTTTTTTCAATCTACCAAATTTATATATATATATATAAAAGTAAAGTGTAAAGTACTTTACGCTTTACAGTGAAAATGAAAAACCAAAAAAGGTAGTGTTTTTGCCATTTCGCAAAAAAAAGTGTAAAGTAAAGTGTAAAGTAAAGTGTAAAGTAAAATTAGCCTTTTTTCCAGTGTTTACCTATGTTTTGTTCAAAAAAAGTGTAAAGTTTACACTTTTGTATATTTTATTTTTATTTTTATATTTTTATATTTATTTTCTATAAAGTGTAAACTTTACACTTTACACTTAAAAAGCTAGTGTTTATCTAAAAAACTAGTGTAAAGTACTTTACACTACTTTACACTAGTTTACACTTTTTTTTTGAACAAAAACAGATAATTCTTTATAATCATTTTTTTCACATGATCTTTTTACGTAAAAATTACCTCCGTCTACGGAATAGAATGATCCGTTATCGTCTTTGTGACAGACATAATCATACCTATTTTTACTTATTAAAACAGTGCCATCCGGTGTTTGGATTGCGTTTAATATAATTTCTTTATATAATTTTTCTGCATTTTTTTTAATCAAATTCTCATGTCTTAAACCCATCGTGTAAGATTTGTAATTGATATGCTGAGGATTTTTGTTAAAAACATTAAAATCAGTCTCTTCGTTTGACCAATTTTTAATACAACCCTTAGGCTGATTGGTTTTTAAATCAAATATAATGTCGGATAAATTGAAATAATATTGAAAAGAAAATGAAGCTATTCCCCCAATTTCATAATCAACCCATCCTTCAAAATCAATTTGTTGTTTTTTTTCAAATTTTGCAACAAATTCGTTACAAATGAACTCGTATTTTTCCTTTAATTCTTTTGTTTTCATAAATTTATCATTTTTTTTAATAAAACCATTCTGTTTTTGTCGCATCTTTGTCTTTTTTTGATAAAAATGTTTGAATAACAGATGTGTTCATAAAATTGTCTGTTTTATCAATGAAAAAAGCTAATTTTAAAGCTCTTTTATTTTTTATTTTTTTTAATGCGGATTTTTTGGAAGTGAAAATTCCAGATTCTTGCTCTTGTTTTCCAAAATCTTTGTATTCTAAAATTTTATAAACCTTCATTTTTATTTTAATTGATTTAACGCTTCTTCTAAATTCTCTATTTTTTTTTGGCGATCTATTATTCTTTCTTCCCAATCTCTTATTCTTTCTTCATATTTTTTTACTATAATTGTCATTATAAATATTATTACAAACATTAAGTACATTATCGAAGTAAACCGTTTTAGCAAACTCGTTTCTTTCACTATAACTATTATCATGAATGTTATCATGAATGTTAAACAAATTAATGAAGCTAGAAGAAACCATTGTTGATCCATATTTTTTTTTTATTTTATTTTTTTTTTGTAACTTTGTAATGCTTTTTCATACATTAATTTTTAAATCGAAAAAAACCCACGTTGGATTAATCCAATTTGGGTATTTTTTTTTAATGCATTAAATAAATTAAATTTTTAATTATTATTATCAAAATAATAATCAGTAAAAAAATTATAACATCAAAAAGATGTATTTTTCTTTTCATTTTCTCTTTTTATTAAAATTGGTTTTTTATTTTTTGCTAAAAGTTTGTTAACTTGCTCAACATTGTAAATTTTTGTTTTTTTTAAAACACAATGAGGAAATTTTAGTTCTTTATTAAATTTATGAAAAAAAACACTCACTGATATTTCTGTTTTAGAATATTTTTCAAAATAATATTCTCTAGCTATTTCGCTCGCTTTTTTATACGCCATATTCCGATTTTAAAAAATTTCTGCACAATTCTACTTTTTGATATATTTTATCAATTTTTTTTTGACACCTTGGTATTTTTTTTACAAAAACACGTTCTTCAATAATTATATCTGAATATTTGCCGTTTTTTTCAATATCATCAAACAAATTTTTGAATTTCATATCACCTTCTGAGCCTAAGCCCAATTTATATGCCAAACTTCTTTTTTCGCCGTCTAAAATATGGTCAGGCGTATCTACCAAGCAATAAACTAGTTCAGCTTCCTCAGCCCCTGTAAGTGCCATGTAGCCCTGCAATTGCCAATCGTACGCCTTGTTTATGTCATCCATTTTTGCCTTATGAAAGGTAAATATATCCCAAGAACTTTTTATATCAATCACTTTTTTTTCTAAAATTATGTCGGGCGTTCCAGAAATAAAATCATTTTGAAAATTCTTCTCATTTTTTTTGTAAAAAGTATTATAAAAAAGAGAAAGTAGCGTAATACTATCCTCTTCAACCAAGGTGCCTTTCTCCATATATTTGCTTGAGACATCTTTTTTTCTTCCATATTTTTCCCTTATGAAAACTTCTTGCAAGTATGTTTTGCAAGTTTCGGAAAGTACCTCAGATTTGCTCCGAGGTTCAGTCATTATAGCCCCTAAAGAGGAGCACCTAAATAGTATTTGTTTCATTTTCTATTTCTGTTTTTTTTGTTTCAAATTCTACTTTAAATTCGTCAATTTTATTTTCAATAAATTTTAAAACGCCCTCTTTATCCCTTTCTATCTCTGTTTTTTTTGTTTCAAATTCTACTTTAAATTCCTCAATTCTATTAATTGGAATTGAATTTTTTAAATTTTCCAAATCCTCTGTGTTTTGGCTTTTTTCAATAAATTTTAAAATTCTTTCGCCCTCAACATCTTTTTTTTCAGGTGCCAAATCTTCTAATTCGTCCACCGAGTGCATTCCTGAGGTTATTTGACTTGCAAATAATCGGCTGAAAAAAGTTGCCGACCTGTACATTATCATTAATTCAGGCATGTTTTTCCATTTGCTGCCGGGCTTCTGAGCCCAACCCTCGGCAATTGCCATCTGCATAGTTACTTTTGGCGATTTTAAAACTGCACCTGTCTTGCTGCAAGTACCAAAAGCTGTGCATTCTAAAGTATTACCGTGCCCTTTCACGTCGAACGCCAACGGCCCGGTAATTATTCCGCTTGAATTGATTAAAGCAATCAAGAAAGTCGATGAAAAACTGGGCTTGCCTTGAATTACATCTAAATTTTGCATGACCATTAAAGGCTCGCATTGCATTCTTTTTGCCATACCAATTGCAATCATGCAATCAGCTACGTTTCCTTGATACCTTTTTGGCACTAATGCACTTACCGAAAGTGCTTTAGCCAATCTTACTTCTGCATTCAAGCTTTCTGTTTCTGTTTTTGTTATTTCCATATTTATTTTACGTATTTTTATTATTTATTTTTTATAACACATTTTCCTCTTTTTTTAAGTTCTGTTTCCCAGTTTAACTCAAAATCATTTAAATTGAATTGCAACAAAATATCAAGCCATGATTTTATTAAATTTGAAAAAACTATTTGAAATCTTTGATCATCTTGACCTCTTTGCAAAATAACTTGAAAATATTCTTTTGGAAATTTATACTCATTGTAAAACTTTATAACATCGTAAATTTGATGCCATTGATGCGTGCCTATATCTGTGCCGCCTATTATAGTTTTAATTTTTCTCATAACTGAAGATGGAAAAAAATTTTTTTCAATTAATAAAAAAACATCTTCTTTTGTTTTTTCTTCTTTTTTTGTAAAATTAAAATTAATCATAATATTATTTATTTGTTTTTTTTAAACTATTAAAAGCCAGCCATATAAAATTGGCTTGTATTCTCGAACCTAGACAAAGCAACATATTGAATGCTTATCCAGTCTTTTTTGTTATATCTTTTTGCGTCCAAAATGCTAGCGTGCAAAATTCCTTTTTGCAAAGTCAAACCTTGGCAACGGCGTATGGATAAATAATTTGCGGGTAAAATCGGCATGAAAAGATAAGATTTTTCTATCTTTTTTATTTCAAAATCATCATTTTGAACAGTTGTTATATATTTTTTCTCGCAAAGCGAAACAAAAACAACTACTCCATTATCTTTTTTTATTTTTATTTTTTCATCTATAAAATCTAAGATAATTCCAGTTTCGCCGTTGCAATATCCTTCACGCATGCTGTTTTTTGTTATAATAACTGGCATTCCTTGCCAAACTTTAATATTTGAGTACGATTTGTCTTGGTCTTCCTCTTCGCAATAAAAATGATATTCTTTGACACCATCTGGACACTTAACGTTTGCATTTAATTTGTCCATCAAAGATCGGTTAGCAACGATTTTTATTGCGTTCTCATTCTCTATTTTTTTGTTATGATTTTTTTTGATAAAAATTTCAGTTTCTTTACAAATACCATTTTCTCTGATTTTTTGTAATATGTTAAAAAATTCTTGATCTTCTTTCTGTCTAACATTTTCGTTTAATTTGATAAAATAAAAATGTTTTAAAATTTCTGAATTTTGCAAACTATTCCCCCAACCAACAGACGGCATCTGTTTAAAATCTCCAGCCACAATAATTTGGAAGCCACCGAAAGGCTTTTTTCTTTCACCTTTACAACGAAGTCCAACGTCTATTTGTCTGAATTGTTCTTCGGAAAGCAAACAAATCTCGTCAATAACAATTATACTGTTTTTTGGATATTTTTCCCATTTATTATTTTCTCGTATCTCATCGTCTGTTTGATCATACAAAAATAGAGATAATGCAATACTTGAGCTTACTGTTACGCCGCCTAAATTTAGAGCCGCAATCCCAGTACTTGCGTAAAGATAAACTGTTCTTTCTGTTATTTCTGCTAAACTTTTAAGAAGAAAGGTTTTTCCTGTTCCAGCGACACCCTCAATAAAGATATTTTTGCCTTGTTTTGCTGCCAAAATAACTTTTTTTTGGCTCTTTGTTAAAAATTTTAAATTCATATTATTTATTTATTTATTTTATTTATTTATTCAAGATTCATCCAGCAATCAAATAGCCAGCTTATTTTTTATAAAAAAGGAACTACCCTTTTTTCGTAAATTTCTAGGCAAATTCTAAAATCATGTTTTTTTCTTTCGCATAAAAATGGTTCTGCGAAATTTCCATTGCAAAGATCGTTATACATGCCTTTAAGCATCCATTCTTTGTCTGCTTTAAAAATATCTTCTTCTATTAAATTGTAGAAATCCCTGCAAGAGTTAGCTATTATTTGCCTTCCTTCTGATGTGAAGGTTTTAGCTTTTTCTACATTTTCTTTTAATTTTGTAATTTCTTTGTATTTTTTCATTTTAATGTATTTTAATAACTTGGGGCAAAGTTATAACTTTTAAAATAATAAAAAAAATATTTAAAGAAATAATTATCAACAAAGATGTGTTAATAATTTTTTATGTAGATAAATACAACCTTTTTTGTGTTATAGAAATAAATATTTTTTTTTATTCAAAATAAAGTATTAAATTTGCAATACAATTATTTAATAAAATGAATATATGGAAAAAATATTAATAGGCGGTCAAGCATTAAGAGAGTTAGGTTCAAGCCGACACACTAACGATGTTGATTATCTAATTTACGACGAAAAAAGCAACAAAATGTTTCTAAAAGACGAGGAAAAAAACACGGACTACCTTAACGCTGCGGCAAGTTCTTTTTTCAATGAAATTTTCAAAATTGAAAAAAACAACGAAATAGCAAGTGCTCAAAGTTTGCTTGAATTAAAGGCTTACAGTTGGATACAGCACCTTACCAACGGTAACTGGGCGAAAGCCGCTGATTGTGAATTTGACATGGCTTTTTTAGTTCGAGAAAAAAATGCAAAAATGCCATCAATTGTTAAAAAATATGTTTCAAAAAGCGAATTTGAAGAAATAAAAAAAGAAATTAACCAAATTAAAAAGTAATCAATATATGGAAGAAAAACTATTAGAAATTATAAATTTTTACAAAAATTATGTCAAAGAATTAGCTGAAAGCTACAAGGATATAACAACAGGCGAGGGTAAAGACCCATACGACTGGCAACTTGAGGATTTAGCTCAAGAATGTCGAAAAATAGAGTATCAAGTTATAGATCCTTTACAAGAAGTTTTAGATTTTATCAAAAAAAATAATATATGAAAATGTTAACAATAATAGTATTACTACTATTAATTTCTTGCAAAAAAGAAGGAAAATTAAACCAATTGTCTTTCGAAAAAATAAATATAGTAAGTCAAGATAATTTTTGTGATTATGAAGTTTTAAGCCACAAAATTTATTTAATTAATAAAAAAACAGTATTTTTTTTAGAAATAAAAAAAGAAAAAATTGAAAATCATATAGTTTCTGGGGAAATATTTTATAAATATCAAAACAAAGAAAAAATTAAATGCCTATGAAAGCAATAATATTTTACAGCATAGCAATGTCTATGCTTGTTTTAACCTCTTTTTCTGTCCATGACAGAAATTTTGAATTTGAAAAAGAAAAAAAAGAAGTAATTCAAAAAAAAGTTACTAAAAAGAAAAAGACAAGAAGCCAAATAAACTTTGATTTATTTGTCGATTCTTTAGCTTTTAAAGAAAGCTCAAATGTTGTTGATACGATGCATCCACGTACTGGTTGTGTTGGCTTGTACCAATTTTGTTCAAATAGAGCATCTGATTTTAATTTAACAACAGAAAAGATAAGAAAAATGAGCGAAAAAGAGCAAAAAAAATTATTCAAAAACCATGTTAAATCTATAAAAAAGGGACTTGGTAATCAAAATTATTTTGCTTTAAAAAAGAAAGGGTTTAGCGATGGGTCAATCATTGCTATAGCCCACTTAGGAGGAGTAACTGGGCTTAAAAAATACGCTAAGTTAGAAAATTATACTAAAGATTATGACCCTAACGACGGCAAGACAAAATTATCTGATTATGATGCAAAATACGCAAAATTTGATGGTTTTTTAAGTGAAATATAAATAAAAAAAACAATATGAATACAGAAAAAAAAACAAAATTCTACACATACAGACAATATAACTCGTTATGTAATTATTATTATTTCGAAGAAGAAAAAGGAATAACGAAGTATGTAATAATTGAAGCATTTGACCATATACACGCTAACGCAAGAGCAGAAGATATAGGCATTTACTTTGACGGGTCTGATAACGGAGAAGACTGTTCTTGTTGCGGAGATAGATGGTTTAGAGCAGAAGATGAGCATGGGAAGGATGTACCTTCTATTTTTGGCAAACCTTTGCGTGATATAGAAGAATTCAGATTTAATGAATTTTGCTTTGTTCATTATTTAGACGGAAAAATTGAGAAAATTGCACTTTAAAAAAAAATAAATTGAACATGAAAAATTTTAATTTAACAACTGTCAGCCGCACTTGCGTAAGTGTATTGTTAGCGGCTGCCCTTCTTTCTTCTTGTTTGAAAGTAAAAATTGTACAGACTACGCATGATGCTAAAATTTGCGAAAACACAGTATATGTTAGTACCAATATATACACATACAAGTATGGCTTTATTGTTAATACTAAGTAGTATAGCGATTATGACGTGGTAAAAAAACATAAGTCTGATAGTGCTTTATCGGCACAATACGAGAAGGCTTATCAAGTTTTTGTCCGTTTACAAAATTGTTACTAACTACAAAAGATCAAGCTACTTAGGGGCTATGTGGGTTCGAATCCTGCTTGCTCGCTAAAAAAACAAAAAAAAATGGAAAATCAAAAAGAAATTTTAAAAATGTTAAGAAAAAAGCAAAATAGTAAAGAATATAAAGAAATTCTTAAAAAAGAAGAAGAACAATTAAAGAAAAAAGAGGAAGAAGAACTTGAGACAGTAAAAGAATTTTTAAAAAAACATAAAGTTATTGACAGAGCTAATGAATTGTTTTTGGAAAATTGTTCAAGAATAGCTCATTTCGAAATTGAATTTTATTCAGAAGATATAGGAGAATATTTAGTTCTATCTTCAAAAATCAACTATAACAAAAATATAATAAAATACTTTGAAAAACTCGGATATAATTTGCATTTATATGAAGAATATCAAAAAAAACACAGGTTTCGCGTAGAATTATTAGAAGTAAAAAAATGGTGGCAAATATGGAAGTACATAAAAATAAAATAAATATGAAAAAAATAACAGAACTTTTCTTTAAAATATTTTTCTCTGAAAGATTTGATGAAATTTTTGATCTCTCTTTTTCGATAGAAAAAAAACAAATCTTCGTTTCTTTGATTTCAAAAAAACAAATAGACTTTGAACTTTGGTTTTATTTTGTAGATCAAAATATAGTAACCAAAGTTATTTTGGTTGAAGAAAACAAAGAATTTATCTTCAAATCTATATTTGACGCTTTAAATTTTTGTAAAAAAGAAGATACAAATTTCTTTAATGACATTGATTTTGCCCAAGATTTTATCAATATGGAAATTTCAAAATTAAAAAAATATTGATTTTCAAATCTTTTTGCATTTTTTGAGAGTTCGTTTTTTTTCGTATATTTGCTAAAAAAAATTTATGAAATTAGATTTGGTTCAAAAAAATGAAATAGATGGGGTAAAAAATGCCTTTTACGAAAATTTAACTAGAAACAACGTAAAAAAATATTGGTTCGACATTTTGGTCGAAGAAAAAGAAACAATAGCGTTCGGGTTTGACGCTATTGAAATTTTCAAAATTCAGCAATACATGGTAACATACCATGTATCTAGAAAAAAAAACTCTTCAAAAGAAGACGAACATACGGATGCATTTATTGATTTTAGCAAATTTTTAAACGAAAACATAATTAACCTTCAAAATTTGCTTTTCAAAAACGTTCCGCACCAAGACGTTCAAGAAAATTGGGTTAATTCAAATCAAGCGTTTAATTTTTATAAAGATTTAAACGAGTTTGAAATTCTATCTTTTTTGCAAGAAAAAGTTTATGAAATTACACAAGACGCTTATCTTTTTTATTTGAATAAGGCAAAAAAAAAAGAAACGACGAGCCTTCAAAAAGCAGAGAACTAGAGAAATATTTTGAGGCTTTTTATTTTTTAATAAACAGACAAAAACCAGTTGAAATAGAAGAATTACAGGATATGCCAGAGCATATTGCGGCTATATTTCAATTTATTTCACACGCTTTTGAAAATTCTTTGATAAATTTTTACAATAAAATAACACCAAATAAATGAACGGAGTACAATTTGCCATTAATTTAAAAGATAACTTCGATCAAACGCTTGAAAAAATGGACAAAAGATTCAACAAAACGTTTGATAATATGAAAAAACGATCAAAAGAGCTGTCAGAAAATTTTTCTGGCCTAGGAACTACACTTCTAGGAGTAGGTGTTGTAGCTTTTTCAAAGAAAATAATAGACGCAACTGCTAATGTTGAAAAAATGCAAATAAGGCTTAATCAAGCATTTAAGGCTGATTTTGGCTCTGGATTTGGTAGTGAATTATATAAAGATATCGTCAAAGTTCAAGAATCTTCGGAAATCAGCAGAGATTCTTTTGTTGATTTTGCGATAAAAATGAAGGAAGTTCAAAATAGAGGTGGAGATCTTTCAGACACTTTAAGACGGCTTTCCGACATTTCGCAAGGAAATGAGGGCTCTTTTTCGACTCTTGGCGATAGCTTAACCAAGCTATCTAAAGGATTTTCGTTCACTGAAAAAGATTTGAAAAGTTTTACTTTAATGGGTTTTGATCCGCTAATCGAGATTTCAAGAGAAACTGGCGAATCGATGACAAGTCTTCATAATCGATTAAAAGAAGGAAAAATAGGCTTTGACGACATTCAAATCGCTATAAAAAAAGCAACTAGTGAGGGGGGAGATTTTGCAAATTTATCTAATCAAATTGCTGAAATTTTCGGAAACAGGCTTAACTCGCAAATAGCTAGATTTCCTGATATTTTGGCTAAAATGGGTAAGCCGCTGACAGATAAATTAGAACCATTGTTGGGATGGATAGAAAAATTTACTGATAAAATAATGAACGGAAGTATCGATTTAACAAGGTTCACAAACGTAATGTCTAATCTGACCTTAATAACTCTTGGTTCAGTCGCTGCAATTAAAGCATTTAATTTCGTTGTTTCAATGAATCCCGTTACAAGAATGGTTACATCTGTAGCTCTACTCGGATCATATCTATACGAAGTCGTCAATTGGAGTACGCGATTTTCAGAAATATGGAAAAATTTTGGATCTGGTAAAATTTTTGATGGAATCGCAAGTTTTGGCAAGTTAATTAGGGAAATGATAACTAAACCTATTCTTGCTTTATTTGATGCTTTAACTTCAATTATACCTGGAGAATTTGCCAAAAAAATAAATGATAGAGTTAAAGTTGCTATTGCTTCCAACGATAAATATTTTTCTCCTAAAATAGATGCGACTGAAAAAATAGATGCAACTCAAAAAGTTGAGCCAATAAAAAGAAAAACAACAACCGAATTGATCCGAGATATGGAGCAAAATCAAGACGCTGAAAATAAAACCAACCGATTAAATAGCGGCGGAATACAGACCTTTAATTTATCAATCCAAAATTTAATTGGCATGAGCGTGGGAACGCTAGAGGGTAAAGATATAGATGCGTCCAGAGTGGCTGAAATTTTAAAAGCAGAGCTGCTAAAGCAAACCGCTCAATTAAAAGGTTTCTAAGATGAATAAAGAAAAACCGCTAATCGGGGTTATATCCGATTTGATTGATTCGCAAATTAAGAGGTTCTTGCCAGCCACTATTTCAGTCGATTTGGTTGAGATTAAAGAAGTAAACGAGACGGATTTGAATGCAAAGGTGCAAAGTTTAGAAAGTCAAGGGGAGTATTTCGTGGATTTAGTCTTGGATAAAGAAAAAAAAACAGCTTGGATAAAGCCGAAAGTAGGCTCAACGGCTTATGTTACAAGCAATAATGGTGTTAAGTTTTTTTGCCTGTATAATCAGATCGAAAAAATCGTGATAGGAGACGGAGCTAACGAGCAGGGCGTTGTTAAAATCAAAGAACAGCAGGACGAAATTAATACCAAGCTCAAAGATAAAGTAAATGAAATTATTACTTTTTTAAACACACTAAAAACAAGCTACGTAGCCCACACCCATACAGCACCACCTGCTGGGGGTGCGACCTCTCCTTTAATCGTCCCTTTCACAGAAACACCTCCGACAAATGCACAGGCGATTGACAAGGCAAATTATGAATTACAAGATATTATTTTAACGAAATATTAATAAAATGAGCAGTTTACGACTAAAAAAATATAATCAAGAAGAACCGTTTGATTTTGAGATTTTGAACGGCACTTTTTCTTTTTCTTCGGACACAACGGATAAAATCACAATGGCTTTGCGTATTTCGTCGAATAATATAGTCAATGAATTAGGCGAAGATACATCTGATTTGGGCGGAGAATTGTTAATTGACAGTGATTTTTTGCCAAAAATAGAGGATTTTATCAACACCTCATTGAACGATAATATAGATAATATCAAGAATGAGATTAAAAGTTCAATGGAATACGTGGGTGTTTTTTTGCAAGATTTGAATGTAGTAACCGAAAAAAGCGAACTTTTTATCGAAATTACGCCAGTTAATGGAGAAACTTTTCAAGTAAATTTTTAAAAAATGTTGAGGTTAAATTCACAAGTAACAATTGGTAATTTTCGCTTGCCGGCTATCACCGAAATAAAAATTGAAAGCAGCCGAGATCTATTGTTAGATTTTGCTTCAATTGAATTTTACGGATCAAAAAAAGATACTAAAGGTAAGAAAATATTAGATTTTATAAAGAATGGGGATGCGGTTGAAATAAAGTTAGGATATAATGACAATTTAAAATCATATTTTAAAGGTTTTTTAACACAAATAGCTACTGGTGGAGATAAAGTAAGGCTAGACTGCTTAGACGAGGGATATGCATACGCAAACCTATCTACAACTAAGTATTACAATTTTAAGAAAACAACTTTTAAAAAACTCTTAAACCTGATCGCTCCTAAAATCCCGCTGAATGTAGTTGATGCCGAGATAGGAGATTGGGAAATTCAAAAAGATGTTCAAATTTTCGAAGTTATCGACGAAATTAAAAAAAAAATAGGCGTTTTTCCTTATTTCAGAAATGGCATTCTGACAATGGGAGTTGCCGACATTAACGCTACTTTTACAGCAAATTTCCAGAAAAATTGCCCAAGTTCAGGCGGAGATAGTAAGTTAGAGGTAAGTTTTGGACTCAACGCTGGAACGCACGTTAAAGGAGTTAGCAGGGGGTTAACTAATAATAAAACAACTATAGTAACTAGCTATTATTCGGATAAAGGTGTAAGCTCAAGCAAGCCGAGTGGCACGGCAATAGGTACTATAGACATACCAAATTTAACATTACAAGAATTAAACGATTTGTTAAAAATAAAATATGAATCCTTAAATACTAAGGGTTTAGTAGGGGAAATAACTACTTATGGCGAACCGAGGGTAGAGCACGGAATGATCTGTAAAATACAAGATACCTATCGATCGGACATCAATAATGCTCAGGTATATATTAACGCCGTTAATACTATATTCAACGAAAGCGAAGCGTTTAAACAAAAATTAAAATTAGGAAAATTAAAATAAAACCCTAAAAAATTAGGGTCTTAAATCTTATCCGCCTACTTTTTTTCTAATATATTCAAAATTAAATGTTAATGGTTGTGAACCATTTTCTTTTGAAACTTTTGAATTATCCGTCTGAAATGTAACGTCTTCAAAAGTTGTTATTTTTTTTGCAGCTGAACCAACTAGGATATCATTATAAACAATTATGTTTACTTGCTGATAAATTTCATGTATATTTGGTAAAGAATAATCTAAATTTCTAGCAATAAAAATAGGATTATTCCTAAAAACTAAATCACATAGTGCATAATAATCATTCTGTGTCATTGTCAGCGTTCCAGTCTTTCGTACAGCAATATTTCGTGATCTGCTTGTTGGCTCACCATTAAAGGTTCTGCCATCGTAATTCATTGTGTAATGATCGTCGGTTGTTACATCTTCTATATATAAAGAGTTACGCTGAAATGTTATATTTGGCGATCCGAAAGTAAGCCCAAGCAGTTGTAGGCTTACTTCACGATTCGAGGCGTCTGGGGTTTGATCTAATGCCATATTGTTATATTTTTAATATTATTTTATTTTATTTTACTGCAAAAATACTGAGATTTTGTTAGTAATCGTTCTAATTGTCCCCTTGTATTTTAAACAGGTACTAATTATAAGTACGCCGTCCAGTTTCACCTTCTGAGCTGGGTCGATATAAATTCCCTCTGGTGTTGCCGTGCCAACAGGCGTTTTGTCTATGGGAATTGACCCATTCTCATAATCTAACTCGTAATTGTTCTTGTCCGATCCTGAAAGCATTTGTAGCTCGATTGCCCTTTGTATATCTTGTTTGATTCGGTATATATCGGTTGCCTTCATCGTAGAATCGGGGTTAAAGAAATAATCCGTTGAGTTAATAATTGGGTCTGTAATATCTCCTACGATTTTAGCCAATTTAACAAACGGCCTTGCAATGTACATCTCGTTTATTGCATCCGTTAATTTTGTGCATGTTCTCGAATTTTGGAAAAATATGTTTTGCAACTGCTCAGATTTTTCAATAAATACAATCCCTTTTTTATATAAAGCCTCTTTTTCGGTTTTAGAAATGTTAATTGTGTTTTTTTCGTCGCTGGTAGGAATTATAGCTTTTGACACAAAAGGAGTTAAAATATTCTCTGTATGGTCTCCAATGTGGTGGCGTACAGATTTTTTTGTCAAACTTCCTAAAATCAATCCGATAGCACCGCATAATTTTTCATTTTCGGTGTAAACCTGTTTTGCAAGGCTATTATCAGAAAAATCCTGAGCACAGTCAAGCATAACTAGATTAGCCGTTCCAGTCGTTTCAAAATTTGGTAAATTCGTGTAAGTTATATTTTTTAATCCCGTTGACACAACAACGGCAGCAGATTTATTTCCAACGGCAAGCATGTCTAACAATTTAGTCTGAGCCGAATTAACTAATGTTAAAACGGCAGCAGCGTCAACCGCCTGAGATCCTGTAAAATACCCTAACAATTGAGTTTTTGCATCGAAAACGTTGAGGTCGTCAATAGTTATGGTCGTTGTCAAATAAAGCTGGACGACTGCCAAAGGGCTAAGGCTAAATATAGTCGATAAGTGATAATATAGTAGCTTATCCGCTGGCAATGTGCTACCAGCGGAAACAAAAACTTTTGTGGCTATTTCTTCTTTCGAAAAGATTTCAATGATCGTCTTTTCCGCCGCACCTGTTGGCACGGCATCAATTCCCCAAACAAGACCTATGTACTTATCTCTTGAAGCCGCTGGGCGGGAATTATTTCCGACGTATTCTATATTTATTCCCATTTTTTTATTTTTTAACAGAATCTAAATTTTCCAAATTTAGTTTTTCATTCGTTTTCGTTAATTGAAATTTTTCTTCACTGATATCAATGCACTTGACTTGGTATACTTCATAAAAAAGTTTTTTAAAAAAATCTTTACTTTCTTTTCCAGAGTCGACAAGATCCGAATCTTTGTTTGAAGAAATGTTTTTTTGCTTTTGTGCAAATTGGTTTAAGGCCCCAAAATCTAAGAAAATTTCATAATAATTTTCTCTGTTTTGATCTTTTGATTGCACTACAAATATTTTTATTTTTTCTAGTTTTTTATCTTTTTTAAAAATATCTGCAATAACCTTCTTGTTGGAAGGAATTACTAGAACTGCATTTTCTATTTTTTCAAATAAAGTCAAGGGTTTTTCATCGACTTCTTGGATTGTTTTATTTTCGTTTTCCATTATTTTTTATATTTTTTATTATTTTTTATATTTTTTATTATTCTCCAGAAATTACTATACAACATCCTACTTGGTCATATCTGCTTTTCCAAGCCGTAACCGCCATTTGAGCCATTCTTTGCTCATTCGTTCCATATTGGGCGTTCATTGTATTATTCCATAGCTTTAATGGACTTCTTCCGGCAATTAAAGCCCCGTCTTGCCAAACTAAGAAAGCCTCTCGGCTATCCGCTGTGATCAAGCTGCCATCCGCTTGCCCAATGTAAGTATTTGCAGCGGTTTTTTTATAAACCGCATTCTTACTAACATCTGAGCGAACCCAAAAATTACATCCGTAAGCCGAAAATGCTTCTTGCAATCCCCAGGAGAATGGCTTACCGGTAACATTGTAGTATTCTTTCCAAGTATTTTCTTTCTTAATTTCTAAAGCAGTTTTGGGATCAATAAGCCAATTGATCGCACCTCCATTTGAATTTTGCATTTGAATTTTAGTTTGAACTTCTAAAATATCTTCCGCAGTTAATTTTTTCACCGTAGCCCCATTTCCGAGGAAAGACGGGCGGGGTGATCCCGTAGTAAGTCTTGTGAAATATTCGTATTTGGGCAAACTAATATCGATCTCTGTGTCCGCATCAATAGGATTGATTAAACACTTTCTAATGATCAAATTTGCTGCATCTTCTTGTAGTTGTAAGACATAAGAATCCCAATCTTGATTGAAATTGTCTTTTTTAAAACTTTCTTGCACTTGCCTAGGCACATAGCTTACTAGCTGAGTCTCCAACCAAGATGCAGTCTCGTAACGCGATAAAGGCGTCATATTAATAGGCGTTTTGCTGTCCAATGGAACGTTATTTCCTTTGCCGTAGTTAATTGTGCCTCTAATAATGGCTGGCAATGTATTTTGCCTAGCCACTTCGATTTTGTAACCATCCATTAACAGATCGTTCGATGTTTTGAACGTTGTTAAAAAGCTGTCGTTAAGATTTAACCTTTTCTCGTAATTTGAAAGGTCGTATATTGTTTTTTGTGTTCCTACTGATCCTGACATAATTTATTTTTTTTTAATTTTTAAAAGTTGTTAATATGTTGCGTTCTAAGATTTTCAAATATATAAATTTGCTCTTCTTCGG